CACCACCAGCAGTCTGCATCGAAGGCTCACGCAACTTCTGAGAATCAGCACGAAGCTTATTCAACGTAGCAAGCACATACGCAGCCTGAGCGTTAAACGAACGGGTGTCCAACTCTACATCAAGTTTACCGATCTGCTTCTGAACCTGAGCCAATTCCTTATCCCAGAAATCCCGCAAATCAGCATTGTTGCCGCCCTTAAGCTGCAACCGAACCTCAATCTGGTCAAACACCTTATTAAGATCAGCCTGCATACGTTTCTTAAAACGTGTCTTAGAATCAAGCGCAGGGGCTATCTTAGCGTCTTTACCGGCCTTCTTCAAACCTTTAGAAATCTCACCAGACATAGCCCTAGAAGCAGACCGACCAGTAGCAGCTAAATCCCTACTAAGACCATCCAATGCGCTATCGTCAGCCTTGAGCTCAACATCAATCGTTCTAGCACTGTACTCTTTAAGTACATTGTTCATCAACCTACGAAACTTGGTAAAGTCAGGAACAACCTTGATATTTACTCTACCAACTTGTACGCCGCCTGGGCCACCAGCCATTTAACTACCAACTTTCTTTGACACAGCCAATTGCTGAGCAGCAATATAAGCGAACGAACCGGGACCTGTGTTCCTCTTACGAACCTTAACCTTAACCTCAGGGATTGGGAACATATCCGGCATAGGAGGTCTACGCTTAGAATGAGCAGAAATATAAGTATATTGTAATGCCCGAATAGCATTAACCGTGGCGACCATAGCATACCTAGACTCATCCCACCCACGGAACTGTTGCCCACCCTGCTGCTCAGCGTAAAACCTAGAACCAAGCGGCAGATTCAAAACGTGGGTCAACAGCCAACGCGGCGACAAATCTTTATCATCCCGAAATATATCACGCAAATCAATGCCATACGTTTCGGTCATATCGGTAGCGATATACTCACCATACTGGTCAATTAGCTCTCCGAGCCAGATGCTTCCCCCGACGATGTGGATTCCATCCACTTCTCCATAACCTTCATAGTCACAGTAAGATCACCATCAATCTCAGCGACCAACTTCTTACCCTTATCGCCAACAATGGTCAGCACCTGGGTTGCGGTATCAAGGAACACATCAACCTCATCGTCCTCAAGGTCATCCTCAGTGGAACCCTCCATGTTTTCCAGCTTCTTCAACAGCCGGGTAACTTCAAGGCGATCCTTCTTAGGCAGACGCAACAGATTCGACAGCACACACTCGCTGCCGTCAGACAAGGTGATAACAACCGGACGGAACGAACGGTCAGCTTCCTCGCGGATAGATTCAAGAGTAAACATATTTGACATTTGGACGGACCTTTCTATATCATGTTTGGCGGGACAATTGTACTACAATAGTGGGGGGAGGGCCAGCAGGCCCGCCTAGACTGAAACTGACCCTCCCCGGTTCACTATTTGAACAGACCTTGTGCGATCCACTCAAACTTGTTGGACGAACCATGCTTAAGGAACGTGGCCCGAACCGGCAGAGCCGCGAACTCGTCAACCGCGAGGCTGATCGAATCATCACGACGCACCGACGCTTTCGGGGAGTAGAACGCAACCTTACGGCTACCATCCACGATCACAATCAGCAGAGCGTACTCAACAGGCGACGGGGTGCCGCCAGCAACACCAAACACACCGGGGGTGGTAGAGGCGTTCTTGCCGTAGTACAGTTCAAACGATTCCGTATCGAACTGGTGCAGCATCAGGGTCAGGTAGTCAGCGATAGGATCGGTAACAACCTCACGCAGCGACTCATTCTGCCACGTTCCCTTAACCTCAGTGTCGCCACCTTCAAAGCCGAACTCAGGCAGATCACCGCGAGAAGTGTGACCCACATTCGTCCAAGCATGACCGTGCGTTGGGGTATCAGTCAGCACGTTAGTGCCGCCACCAGTCAGTGCGGTGGTCTGCAACGTCAACGCACCCACAACAGACGCATCCAGCGTAATGCTGAACGGGCCGGTTCCGGTGACGGTGGCCTTGCCTGCACCAACAGGTGCAAGTGCTTCCAGAGCCGTCTTAATGGCGGCAGCGTCAGCGTCGAAGGCGATATCAGCCGACTTGGTAGTGCCCACCGTGAGGGTGTATGTCCCGCCAGTAGCAGCCAACGAAAGCGACTTAGTGCCAGCAGGAACAGCAAACGTAGTCGGATCAAACGAGCTAATTTCAGCAGGGGTAGGCGAAGCCGTCCCAATTGGGGCAGTATACACCCACCCTACTGCTGCGGTCAAGACCGCATTGTCATTCAATGCCATAATATTATTTCCTTAATGTAGAATTAACTTTGGGGCGAAGGCCCAACTTAAGTAGACCTTGGACCCGCCAAGAATCCATGAACAGAGAACTAAACTGAGTCATACCCATGTTCTCCCGAATAGAATGCAGATAACCTGTATCTGTTTGTTTCTGATGAAGCACCGCATCATACAACGCCTCAAGCGCATGATTATAAAGATGCTCACACTCTACCAAACCCTCCATAGAATAGGCTGTCAACTCAATGACAGTAACATCCATTCCGTTAGGGTAAACCATATCCCGCCCACCACCAATGCGGCGAACATTCAACAGTGGAAACTCCCGGTAATCAACATCCTCGACCCAGGAACCAACATGCACCCCGGCCAGCGCAGGCCAATCTCGGAGGATCGGAATAACAACCTGCTGGATGCGGGGCATCTTACCAGATGGAAACTCCACATTACCTCCCAAATCTTGACAACATAGTTAAACCCGCTGCCCTAGTCAGGATGAACAAACCACGGGATGACTTAACGCCCCTATGGCCTTTGAAGTAGCCGGAAGGATCGTGACCCATTTCGATAGCCATAGCAGCCTGGTCATCCTCACCGCCCTCCATCCAAATACTGTAATCATTACCGTACTTAGCGGGAACCGTGTCCAATCCGATATCAGTTAACCCTGATGCCTGTTGGCGACGAACCATAGGGACCGGCAGTTTAGTATGTTCTGTAGTGGCCTGAGCTTGAGCTAAATTGTTATCAGCGTTACGTTTAATGTCCCTAGCGATATTGTGCAAATAACCGTCAGCCATTTCAGCAACAATAGGATACAACAAAGCCTCAGGTAACAAATATGTGCTACCCATCAGAACCTCTTAATTGTGTAAGTGTAATGAGAGGTCATAGGTGAATTGGTGTAGCGGTTAGGTGGGCCGAACAAAGCCCAATACTCACCACGCCACTCAATACGCGACTGCGTGCCAATCTCACCATGAGGCCAAGACCTAGGCAAACGCATAGCGTAAACCCGTTCAGACTCAAACCCCTCATTGTCCTGTTCCTGCCGGCGTGAAGATGTACCCGACTGGCCCAAAGGCTGCAAACGTGCCTTAGTGGGAGTGCCTACTTTGGATGGGCGAGTGACAGTATTACCATCTTCATCATGGGTTACTTCCTCCAAATAGATGAGGATATCTTCCTGGCCTATATCCAACAGACTCATTACCCCTCCAAATCGAAACTTGGAACCAGCGTGAACATACTACCAGACGTAACGCCCAGCAATGCCCATTCCTCGGGGAAAATCTCCAACCTAGCAGCAGCAGTGGACTGAGCGAACTGGTATGTGTAATTACCGTCAGTTTCAGACACAAAACCCTCAGGGTTGCGGATCAGCCGCAACACCACATCCGACTCAACTTGGATCACATCAGCAATATCAATAGTGCCAGCAGTAATCAACGCATCCAAATCTGGGATACGTTTACGGATGATACGCTCAACGTCAGCCAAACGAACATCAATCAAAGCCGCTTCTTCCGGCGTAGGTATCCGTGCCCAACGCACGGCAACATCACTAGCGGTAGCGTAGGCCACAAAATCACCTACTTCGCGGGATCAGTGGGAGCAGGAGCAGGAGCGGCAGCCTCAGCCTTCTTAGCGGCAGAAGCGGCGTATTTAACCCACTGACCTGAGTCAATAAGTTTCTTACCAGTTTCAGCATCGCATTCCACGATAGCCCCATGAACGGGGTCTTGAATAATCATGTTTCTCCTTCACAGGGGTGGGGGGAGCGGGATCGCCGCTCCCCCCAACCAACTAGGCGGTGACGACGTTAGTCAGCTTGACAAACGCTTCCTTGTCATTGACGAGCGCGGCGTACTCAGCCTCGACACGCACAGCAACAAGGTTGTTCTGCCACAGCGACGTAATGCCGGAACCATCCTGTGCAACGGAAAGATCAAGGGTAGCCTGATCCGTCACGTCGTAGGAAAGTCCACCAACCTGGCCCCAGACAAGCTGCGACCAATCGCCCATGTAGCCGATAGTGGTGCCAGAAGCCACATGATCCGACAGGTACGTCGGACGGCCCAGCACACGACCCGAACGGAACGGGGCGTTGATATCACCATAGGTGGCATCAATGAACAGAGGACGCTGAGCGTTGTCAACGGCACCATTCAGGATCGGCTCCGCAACATCATCAAACAGGGTTCCGGTCCACTTCTTACCCGCATCAAGCAGCAGCTTAAGGCCACTGTTCAGGGCGGTGTAGGAGTTGCTACCGTCAGCGGCACCCTTACCGGCACCAAGCGGATCGGCAAGCGAAACCGACTTAGTGGTCTGCGAAAGTGACGCACCGAACGGATTGTCAACATTGTTCAGAACCGCAGCATCGAACGCAAGCGCGATAGCCTCAGCCACCTTGGTACGCATGACGTTCAGGTAGTTCAGCGGGTTCGCACGGACAGTTTCCGCAGATGCCACAAAGATGGTAGCGATCTTGTAAGGAACAATGTCCTGCTTGTTGAAGTCACCCTTGGTGACTGGCTTCTTGCCACCCTCAGCGGTCCACTTGGCGGTCACATTGCCGGTCCAGTGGGGAATGCGAACACCGGAAGGTCCCATAGGAATCTTCTGTGCAAGCTGCTGAACGATAGAAACCTTCTCTACCTGAGCGAAATAGTCCTGTGCAACAGCAGGCTCAAGAAAGCCCGAAAACATAGCGTCAGAAGTCTGAGCCACATTCGATGCACTGGGGGGAGTGGCTGTCGGGGCCGGGTAACCGGCCTGTCCAACCTTGGGGGTAACACCCTGAGCGAGTGCCATAATATTTTCTCCTTAAATAGAATTAACGGGAACCAACAATTTTCTTGAGAGATTCAAGAAGCGGATCACCGTTCAATGGGATCGTATTGGACGAACCCTGTGATGGGTCAACCGGGCGGTCCCAAGTAGTAGACTTCCCGATCAATGATTTAACCCGATTAACAGACTCAGAAATAGATTCCTCATTATCACCCTGAACCAATGTAACGACCTCCAACACATCCTCCGAAGGGATACCCGCCGCAAGTGCGGCACGCAGCTTAATAAGCTCAAGTTCCCTAGCAGAAACATTCTGCTTAAGTTCCTCAAACTCGCTATCCTTAACAGCCAACGCTTGATCGTAGTTAGCTGCCAGTTCAGCTTTAGCTGCCAAAACGGCATCATTCTTCTCGGTGCGATACTTAGCGGCCTCTTGGCGCAAACCCTGAACATAATCAAGGCTGAATGTTTCCGGCTTTTGGACCTCCGGGGTCACCGAAATGTTTTCTGTAGTTGTTTCCTCGGACATAATTTGCCTCCTGGGCATAAATGACCCCATCCAGGGGTCGGTTGACGGGCCGACTAGGCTACCCTGAGGGCAGCCCAATCAGACGAATTAACTTCACCATTAGCAATCATCTGCCGTAACTGATTAATTGTTTCACGGTTATCGGTAGTAGGTAACCACCGTTTCTCATTAAATGAGTAATACTGTTTATCGGGGTTAGCTTTTAACTCTGCTGTAGCACGCTTACCAGCCTCAACCCAATAATCTAACGCTTTAGCAGACGCTTCCGCACCCACCCATTCACCGTACTTGAATACGGGAACAACTTTACAATCGCAGCCGGCGTGCCACGCATCCATAGCCTCATTGACGGCGGTATCATCCTCAATTGCCTCAATAGCGTCAGAATCGCCCATCCGTAAACCAGCAGCAACAGCAGACTTAAACACAGGGCCACGCGCAACTAACATCAGACACCACTCGCACGTTTCCCGGCCAGTAGCAACCCTAGCCCAACCGCGCAACGCACCGCCACCACGCTTAGGTGGTGGCTTCTTAATGTCAGCAATCTCAGCTTCAATCGCAGCCCAGAACGAATCCGAACCAACGTCACGCGACACAGGTTCCTCAGGCTGAGGAACAGAATCCAACGCAACATCATCCTCGACAGCATGAATGATCTGCCTGCGGCCACCATTCTCCACAGACCTAGCGACCATTAACTGAACCTGCTCCAATGCCCTAGGATTAGCGTTCTCCGCTGACATGATCTTACGAACCGGCTCCATGTCCTGAACGAACCACTTAAACTCATACGGTTGCAGCGGAGTGTCAAACCTAGGCAAATCCGGGTGCCACGATGCTCGTTGCTCATCATAGAATGTGCGAGCCAGCACAGTTGACTCATCGCGGTACTGTTTCACAGCAGGCCACAACAACTCAAGCAACCCAAGCCAATCCCTGACACCCATCCTGATCGGGAGGAACAGTTTACCGAAACCGCCAACATACTTCACAGCTTGCGCTGTAATCACAGCCTGCAATGCAGCGTACTGTTCCGGTGTCAACTTATGCTCCTACGTTTGGGGTCGCAGCCGGGTCAGCTTTTCCACTTGGCGGCGTTGCGCCCGGTCCAGAAAGTTGTCCAGGTTTCTGCCCAGCCGGCGGCTGAGCGTCACCCATGAGTGCGGCCATAGGATTCTCCTGAGTGTCCCACGCAGCCATTTCTTCACGTTCCGCAATTGTGTACCCCATATCAATCCGGGCACGTTCCTTAGGAATGACACCCATACCATTAGCATACAATTTAGTAGCAGCATCAGCCTTAGCGGCATACGTCGGGGTTGACGGGTCACGCCACACCGTTTCCATCCGATAATAATCGGGGGGAATGTCGCCGCCCTTAGCGGCCCGATATGCGATCCTCATAGCTTGTTCCCAAGCACCGCCGAACAGCTTATTCTTCCGTTCCGTTTTCTTCACCAACCGTGATTCAGAGGATTTAATAGCCTCCGCACTAGCGGGGTTCTGCGAATTAGTCGAAAGATACTGCGGCGGCAAACCAGTATACGCTGCGGCCTTACGGTCCAACGAATCCAACGCATCAACGAAGTTCCTCAATTCAGCGGCACTGAACTGCTGGGCATTAGCATCAGGGTCCTCAAATGCAAGAATCCTAGCCAAATACGCATCGAACAGTTTCTCACCAGTGACAGGATCGACACCAATATCTTCCGGCTTAACCCCAAACAGAAGCCTCTGCGGGATAGCCATAATTTCGGCAGTAGCGGCCATAGTCATCAATGTGCGAGCAGCAGCATCCGTAATGGACCGAAGCTCCGGGCTAATCTCAGACGTACCATACAAGTCAGCTAATGACGTGCGGTTCACAATCGGCACCACCGGCACAACCATCAAACCGTGAGCGACACGCTGCAACACCTTCCACGCACCAGATTCCTTAACCCACTGGATAGTCTGCTCAGGCAAATACAACGTAGCAGCAATAACCTCAGACTGCTGATCGTCATATGTCACCCGAATAGCCTGAGTGACCTCGCGTGTACGAGTATCAATCTGGGCGAACAAACCACCAGGCGGCTCCACCCGAATCAACGGAACCTCAGGATCAACATTCAAATCCAACTTAGGGTCAGGCATAGCAATAGTGATATATGACCTACCGTAAATTAGAGCATCAGTATGCCCAAGAGTAGCATCAATGTCAAGGTTATTCGACTGCCACCAATGCCACAAATCCATATCAGCATCCGGCTTATCACCAACCCGGAAACCCTCAACTTCCTGCCGTTCCGCAATGGAATCAACATACAAACGAGGATACCCAACATTCGCTAACAAGTTACGCATATTCGGAGGGACAGCAACACCAATAGCATCTGGCCGGCGTTGAGCCTCATAATACAGCTTAGAATCCTTAAGACCCTGCTGCTTATCTTCAAAGACGTTAATCAATTCGTCTCTGGCTTTGTCTACATCGACTGCGGCCATACTATTGAATCACCATCGCTTTCCCGGTCCTATAATTTTTAGAAATCAAATACTGATGCCTGATTCCCCATGCGAGGACCGCACACACAGCTACGTCAATCTTACGCGAACTATCCTTGCTCGCTTTCCTGATGGAAATGGAATCATACTGAGTCGGATGCCGCTTAGCGTTCAACACATGCTGACGCATCACCTTATTGCCGTCATGCACAAGTTCACCTTCTAACACAGCATCCAAAAACCGCTCACAGTCCAATCCGAACACCTTCTGGTTACCGCGCATATCAAACGCAATGTTGTTCGCCGGCGAGGCTTTGATCTTCATCTTCCGACCAAAATCTCTCGACCAACCATCCACATAAGACTCAAACTCTTTCACGTCAGCACGCATACCAACAACATCGTATGTTGCGATAGCAGACCTGACCTTAGCGTCAACATCTTCACGCGGAACCTCACCCGTAGGTGACTCGGCAGGATTCCAATGTTTCAACAGAAACAATGCACCATCCGACACCCGACAAGCGACCAATGCCGTCCAGTCATTAGACTTACTACCATCGAACCCTAAGGTGATCTTATCGCCCTTAATCAGTTCAATATCACGCACACCACGATCCCACTCATACGGTGCGATCCAAGAATCCTCCGAAGCCGTAACATGGTTCAGGAACTTCCGACGAGACTCAGTGATCGGATTCTTAACATCCAACACCGACTCAACGATAGCGTCCACCGGCAACCAATACGAATCTCCGCGAGCAACCTCAATACCCGCACGGAGTTGCTTCAACCCCATCAGGTAACCATCAGGGTCCTCACGCTCAGACGGAATCTCCGACACCGGCGTATCAGCCGGTGCCTCTAACGCATCATACAATGTTCCAGCATCGACCGCTAAACCAGCCTCAACTTGCATCCACGCATCATAATCCCGCTCCGCTACAGAATCCTCACCCGGAATGTGGGCATTACAAATCGACAAGGTGCGGGAACCTGGAATCTTAGTCACATTACCCTCAATAACACCAGCGAGAGCATGACCGTCATTAGACTCATACCAGAACTGAGTTTCATTCCTGATAACAAACGTGGGGCGGTTACCTTCCATAGCATACGGAGAACTGGTAACAGCCTCAACCCTGCCACCAACAGCAGTATAGATGATAGTTTTATTAACATCTAGCTGATAGTCCTGTTTCAACTTGGATGAAATCATCACCGGAAACAACGACATAGTGTTCTTAGTTTGTTCCTGCGACACCGCCACGATCTGAACCCACGCCGCGTGACGCGGCTTACCCACAGGCTGACCGTCAACGAACTTATCAAACGACACCGGACCACATAGCTCAACTAACGAAAGGGCAGCAGCCAACGGGTCCTTCCCATGTCCCTTCATCCGACGAAACACACCATTACGGTATGCATACTTACCGTCAGCATCAACAGCGTACCACCACAACACCCAACGTGCCTGCTCCAACGTCGGCATGAACGGCTCACCAGCGTTCTCACCACCCGGCGTTTTAACATACTCAGCCCACCAGTTCAACACACCCCAGCCAAGGGAATGTTCAGGCAAAAACCAACCACCAGACTTTAATCTACGCCACGTCGGACCAATGAAATGCGGCTCAGCCGGAACAAGATCAACCTCACCCATAACTGAGCCTCCTTTCTGTTATCTAATATGCGCGAATCCACACTCTGCCGTCGCCGCCTTTACCGCCAGCCCCACCAAAGCCACCACCAGCACCACCACCACCAGGAGCGGCACCCGCAGTGCCAAGCGTGACACCACCAGCACCACCCGCATAGTTGATGCCGTTGACCGTCGCCCCGGTGGAAGTGCCGCCAGCCACGTTCACAACACCCATGCCACCGGCACCGCCCATCGCATCAAAGATGCTCGGGCTGGGTTCACCGGGATACCACGTTCCGCTGAAAAGGAATCCCCAATACAGCCCCGTGCCCGTCACAGATGATTTAGCACCGTCAGCACCATTCGACGCACCACCAGCGCCAACAACAACCGACAACGTGGTAGTGGTCAATGGGATACGGTTCACATTACCCGAACCGCCAAGTATGAACGTACCACCGTTGAAAACTCCGGCCTTACCGCCCTGGCCGTTACCAAGGGTGCCGTTGGTGCCAGCCTCACCACCAGAACACACAATAATATCAAGATACTGCGCCCCAGCCGGGATCGTATAGGTGGATGTGCCGACTGTGCTGAACGTCGTTGTACCCGGCGTGAATGAAGCCCACACCTTAGTTGACCCCAGATACACCGCACTAGCCAATGTGCCACCAACATAAACTTTACTCGCCGCCGTACCACCAATATACAATGGCATCAGGTCACCACATACACCGTAGTAGCAACCTTACCAACAGCAGCATACTGCGCGGCAGAACCAATCCACAACGTCAAACCTGTAGCTGAACCAGCAGCGGAACCTAACACCAGATCAGCGCGAGTCGGCCCCGCTGGGCCTTGTGGACCTTGGGCACCCTGAGGTCCCTGTGCGCCAGCAGACCCCGCCGTTCCTTGCGGCCCCTGCAAACCTGTATCGCCTTTAGCACCGGCTGGGCCTTGCGGCCCCGCCACCGTAGACGCTGCACCTTGTGGCCCCTGAGGGCCAGTAGCACCCGCAGGACCAGTGTCACCCTTAGGGCCAGCTACAGTAGATGCGGCACCCTGAGGTCCCTGAGGGCCAGCAGGTCCGGTAGGACCAGCAGGACCGGGAACGGTCGAATCGGCACCTTGCGGTCCCGCAGGACCAACATCACCACGGTCACCTTTAGGTCCGGTCAAACCAAGATCACCTTGAGGGCCGGGATCGCCCTTGGGGCCGGGATCACCCTGAACACCGGGGTCACCTTTCGGACCCGTCAAACCAAGGTCGCCCTGATCGCCTTTATCGCCTTTATCGCCTTTGAATTGCGCCCCTTGACCGTTTTGCGGCCACGCCGAACCCGTCCACACATACAGCAATCCGTCAGCGGAACAGAAATACGCAACACCAGCATCACTGGCACCTAAACCTGACGGCAACGCCGAATACGTCGCAACCGAACCGTTAATCTGCAACCCCGCACCAGCGGGACCAATGTCACCACGATCACCTTTAGGGCCAACAGGCCCGGTAGGGCCAGTAGCACCAACAGGACCCCTAGGACCCTCAGGGCCGTCCCAACCAGTGAAACCACGATCACCTTTAGGACCAGCAGGACCCGTAGCACCCTGAGGACCCACAGCACCGGCAGGCCCAGCAGGGCCAGCCGCCCCACCAGGAATAGCTAACATAAAATCAACCGCTGGTTTAAACGAACCAACCATCGTACCCGAAGCCGAACCGATATACGACACACCGGGCAAACCATCAATAGGGTAACCTTTAAGTTTCATGGCTACACCTGAACTTTAACTGAACCCCGCGCAATCGGGTCACCACCAGCAACCTCACCTTGCGGGAGGAACACAAGCTGCCACTTAGTGCGAGCGGGAATCTTATCAACCTCATCCGACTCAACCTTACACACCGCCGACGAACCCGAAATGGTGAAGTTCCACTTAGTCACCGGAGTAGTGTGCAGTTCAATAAACAACTCACCGGAAGGATAGTTGACACCATTACCGGATTCGTCCACATTCTGAAATCCCCACTTGAAATCGCGGCCCCTGGTCAACACCAGCGACGAACTATCAAGCTCAAGGCCGATAACAGCCATATCTAACCTTCCTCAAAGTTTATGACAGGGGGAAAGCCGAAACTTTCCCCCCGCCTACGTTATCACGCCTCAGGCTGGGTGACCTCATCAACAGGGTCCACCGGCTCAACAGGCGCAACCGGGTCCGGTACAATATCATCCAGACTCTTAGCAACATCGCTCAATGCAGACAAATCCAAAGTCTCACCCGCAGCAGCGGCAGACTCAAGGTTACCGATTTCCTCAACAATTTCGTCACGCACCCGACGAAGCTGCGCGACAATCTGATCCACAACTTCCTGACTCACACTCATAACAACCCCTTTAACCATGTATATAACCCAAACCATCGACACGATTGTGCAGATGGGGAACATCAGAAATAACGCCAACACACCAACAGGACTAACCACAACACCACCTAAGTAGAGGCCGGGGAGGCGGGAGCAAATTGTGGGCTACAACCAGCCTCCCCGGCTGCCTGTATCACCCTTGAGCGAGCCTCAGCTTGAACAGCGAAGCAATGTCAAGAACCTCTGCCTCAGTCTCAGCCGAACTACGTTCGACCTCAACGCGGAACCGCCGGCGGGAACCTTCCGACACCAACAGGTCACCCATCATAGAGTGGACCGTGGCAAGCACCGGACCAGAAGGACGGGCTGACTTAAGCAGCTTATCCGCGAACGTGAGACAGAACCTCGCATACGCCCAATCCGAAGGCTCAAAGTAGCGGCTCTGAGCGGATTCGCGTAGCGAATGATACAGGTCGGCTGTAATCGGATGAGGATCATCAATCCCCAGATCAGGAATACTGACCGCACCGATCACAGAAACCTTGTCAATAGGAACTTCCAACTTATTACGTCGGATACGTTCCGAACTTCTTTTCGGCAATGGGGCCACCAGGACCACCTACCTTTCTTTTACAGATCACTCAACTCTGTCATAAAGTCTATCGCATTACGATGAAACTCTAAACTTTCCTCAAGTTCACTAATTTTTTGCTCAGCCAGAGCAAGCTTATAACATGACATAGCCATATGCAACAACCCAGCGTCCGGGCTGCCGTTTTCTTTCTGTGCCCGTCGAAACTCTTTCCACAACTTAGACACTAAATCATCATCCGGGCATCTAGTGGAACGATGCTCAGATAGAGCCGCCACGGTCAATCGGGTGATCCGATCAACTGAACCGCTAACCTTCAACAATGTCGGATCAACCAATTCACTCATATAATCTCCCCGGATGTTTATCTGCCGGCCGTTTACTTAATTTACGTTTCCGGGCTTTCGCGGCATGACCCTCAGCGGAGGACTTATACCCATGACATTTACGGCACACCGCCATAAGGTTACCTGGATCGGATGAGCCACCCATGTGACGCGGAATGATGTGGTCAACTTCAACCGCACCATCGTTGCCACATGAGCCGCACACCCCGCCAGAGTTCCTGAGAACCTTCTGACGAATACCAGCCCACCGCGAACCCATATTCGATCCGCGATCAGACCACATCAGATATCCTCAGGAAGTGGGAAGGAGTTAACCACACACACAAACGTCACTAGAAACGCCACAACAGCCGAAACTAGAATACCTGCACCCACAGTTAACACCTTCACCACAACCACCTACTTATCCGTTATTGAATCCGTTATTAGCGACACGATCACGGCCAACCGCGATAGAACCACGGAAGTTACCGGAAGCGGTAGACACATTACGCGCACCCGCCGAAATAGCACCAGCGAAACGTCCGGTAGCCTGGGTCACATTATCCTGACCCACCGAAAGGGCACCGGAGAAATCACCAAGCGTGCTGGACACGTTACGCTGACCGGCAGACAACGCACCCGACAGGTTACCGTCAACCTCCGACAGATTATCGCGGCCCACATTCAGAGCAGACGAGAAATTGCCGGTGGAGAATGCGGTGTTAAAACGTCCAACATTCACCGAACGGTTACCGCCGATAGCCAGCGGAGACAGCGACGGAACAGACGGCGAGGAAGCAACCGAAAGGTTGTCCCGGCCCACATTGACCGCCACATTAGCAACGCCGGTAGCGACAGCGGCACCGGAATCAATGGCGGTGTTCTCGCCAGCATCGACGGCCACATTAGCCACACCAGCAGCCACGGCGGTAGTATTCTTACCCAACGCCGCAGCAACATTGAAATAACCCACCGACGTAGCCGACGAATCCACGCCCACCGCAACGGCGGTGTTGAACAGACCACCAGCAGCGGCAGCGGAAGCACCCTCACCCACGGCGAGAGCGTTATTACCGAAACCCTCACCCACGGCGGTAGCATTACCAACCGCAACAGCGGAACCACCGAACGTGGATGTGCAAGATGCACTGCTATTCAGACCATACACCGAAGCACAAGTAGCACTGGCGGTGCCAGCCGCCAGGACCGCTCCCGCGACAGCGGTAGTTCCGATTACTACGGAGGTTGCAATAAACTTCATGGGAAACCTTTCTTTGACCAATTTACGACGAAAGGAGTAAATTGGGTTTCTTTGGAAGGGTAGTAGCCGCCTTAGGGGCGGCTTTACCTTAATAGTATTATAG